ACAACACAGTAGGTTTCGCAAAAGGCGGCCCAGTGTTGTCCGTTGGTCGTGGTGAGAAACTGCCCGTATCAAAGGGCGCGGGGCTAACTGCAAAGGGTCGCGCGAAGTATAACAACGCCACTGGCTCTAACCTAAAGGCGCCGGCACCGCACCCAAAGACAGACGCAGACGCGGGTAGACGCAAGTCATTCTGCGCTAGAATGTCTGGCATGCCAGGGCCGATGAAGGATGAGAATGGTAACCCAACTCGTAAAGCGGCGTCACTAAAACGTTGGAATTGTTAAGGATTATAAATGGCTAAAGACATGATGGACGATGAGGAAGAACTAAAGGGTGAGACCGTTGAGCTAGAGGAAGAGTCCTCAGACATACGTGACACCGACGACGGTGGAGCGATGGTTGCGCTTGAGAACGAAGAGGACCATCAAAGCCAGAGTGAGCACTTTGCCAACATCGTTGACGACATCAATCCAAAGGACTTGGCCGCTGTTGTCAGCGACCTTATGGATAAGATTAAGCGTGACAAGGACGCACGTAAGAAAAGGGATGAGCAATATGAAGAGGGCATTCGTCGTACTGGTCTTGGTGATGACGCTCCAGGTGGTGCGCAATTTACTGGAGCCAACAAGGTTGTTCACCCACTAATGACAGAGGCCTGCGTTGACTTCTCAGCGCGAGCCATGAAGGAGCTGTTCCCATCGAACGGCCCAGTGCGCAGTAAGATCATAGGCAAGCAAGACAAGGCTAAGCTAGAGAAGGCTGAGCGTAAGGCCAAGTACATGAACTGGCAGCTTACCGAGCAGATGCTAGAGTTTCGCTCTGAGCTTGAGCAGCTAACGACACAGCTGCCGCTAGGTGGCGTGCAGTACATGAAACTATTCTGGAACAACGACCTCAATCGTATTGAGTCAGTGTTCATTCCAGTTGACGATGTTTACTTACCGTTCGCGGCGTCTAACTTTCACACGGCCGAGCGTAAGACGCACGTCCAGTACATTACCAAGTACGAGTACGAGAAGCGTGTACGCTCAGGCATGTACCGCGAGGTTGACCTCGGCATGCCAGACGACATCGACTACTCTAAGGCCACCAAGGCCAACGACAAGATCGAAGGCCGCGAGGACGACTCTTATAACGAGGATGGCCTACGCACAGTGTTTGAGATCACCACTGCGGCTGACCTTGAGGGTGACGAGTTCTTACCCTATGTGATTACCGTTGACAAGGCCACAGAGAAGTGCTTGGCCGTGTACCGTAACTGGGCAGAGAGTGACGCAACGATCAAGGAGCCACTGGTCTCTATCGTTGAGTTCCCATTCGTACCCTGGCGCGGCGCGTACCCAATTGGTCTAACGCACATGATTGGCGGCCTGTCTGGTGCAGCCACTGGCGCATTGCGCGCGTTGCTTGACTCCGCGCACATATCAAATATTCCGACGCTGCTCAAGCTCAAAGGTGGTCCTAACGGTCAAAATGTAAACCCACAACCAACCGAGGTCATTGAGTTAGATGGCGGAATTAATGTAGACGACGTGCGCAAGATTGCAATGCCTATGCCGTTCAACCCACCAAGCCCTGTGTTGATGCAGTTGCTAGGCTTCTTGGTCGACTCAGGCAAGGGTGTTGTTCAAACATCGTTCGAAAAACTGTCCGATCAGAACCCAAACATGCCGGTTGGTACAACCCTTGCTTTAATTGAGCAGGGTATGGTGGTGTTCTCATCCATCCACTCACGCTTACACAACTCAATGGCGCAGGTATTGAAGGTAATGCACCGCCTAAACTCTGCGTACTTGACAGACGAGATGGTGTTAGATGAAATTGGCGAGAAAATGGTCGATCCGTCAGACTTTGACGGTCCAATGGACGTTATTCCTGTCTCAGACCCTAATATTTTCAGTGAAACACAGCGTTTTGCGCAGGTTCAGGCGGTACAACAGCGCGCTATGGCGTTGCCGCAGCTGTATGACGTGCGTAAAGTTGAGGAATTGTTCCTAAAACAGTTGAAAATACCAGAGGGGTCAGAGCTATTAATACCAAAACCTGAGCCTAAGGACATCGATCCTATACAGGAGAACTTCGCGGCCTCAGTTGGCAAGCCAATTGGCGCGTTGCCTGAGCAAGAGCACATCGCTCACTTGCGCGTACACTTGGCGTTCTTACAGTCACCTATGTTTGGTCAAAATCCAATCATTGCGCCTATGTTTGTGCCGGCGATTGTGGCGCACATCAAGGATCACTTGTTAATGCACTACATGAAGATAAGCAGAAAAGGCTTAGAGGCAGCAAGCGATAGTGGTATGTTAGGCGAAGACGACGCGATGATAGAAGCGCAAGCAGCCGTTGAGATTCAACAAGCTATTGAGCAAGCGATACCGCCTGAGTTCTTGCAAATCGTAAGCAGCGCGTACGAGCAAGCGCAACAAATGCAACCACCACAACCACAAGATCCTACGCAAATTGCAGCAGAGGTTCAAAAACAAGCGATTGCTCAACGTTCACAGTCTGATCAGATGAAGATACAGGCGCAAGGTCAGCGTGATCAGGTTCAGGCGCAAACTCAAGCTCAACGTGATGCTGTTCAAGCTAACTTGCAACTTCGTCAAGACGAGCTTGATATGCAAACAGAGTTGTTAAGACAAGACCGTGAAGACGCGCGCAAGCAGGCCGAGTTAAGAGTACGCTTGCAAATGAACCAGGAAGATAACACTACCGCCAAGGACCTTGCCGCTGCTGAGATACTAAGTGGCAACAAGGTAGACGTATCAACTGGTACAGGCATTAACCCAAATCCTAACTTTTAAGGAGCAACAAAATGGCAACAACAGATAAATGCAATTGCAAAGATTCACAAGGCGTGTCACAGCACCAACGCATAGCGATGGGCGCTAAGTTAGACGGTAAGTCATTACCTGGTACACCAGTTAAAACACAATCAATCCCTAAGTAACTTATGGATGATGCGGACTTAAGTCAAAACCGTCAAGAGCGCGAAGACTTAATTAGAGCTAGGTATTCAGTTGATTTGACGATACCGACAAGCAATGTGTGTTTGAATTGCTTAGATAGTACAGTAAATGGGGCCCGGTGGTGTAGCGTTGGGTGCAGACAGGACTATGAGAATCGGACAAATAAGAAATGACGATCGATAAGGTTTTAAATTTATTAACGAACGCGCAGCAAGAGTTGGCAATAGCTGCGCTTCGTACACCAAATTCACATGATGCGTTTGAATACGGGCGCATGGTGGGGATGTACGCTGGAATTGAGCGTGCTATAGAAGTAATTTTGTCAACAATTAAAGAGGATAACGATGATGTCTGATCAAACGCTGGATGATGCGTTTCCAAGTGCAGACCCAGGAATAACACCTTTTGGGAGTTATGTTTTGGTGCAAATTAGAGCACCGAAGTTAAAAACAGCAGGCGGTATTATTTTAAACGCTGAAACTACAGAGACCGAGAAGTGGAACACACAGGTAGGTAAGGTAGTAACAGTGGGGCCATTGGCCTTCAAGAACCGTAACAGTATGGAGTTATGGCCTGAGGGTGCTTGGTGTGAGAAGGGTGACTTTGTTCGAGTCGCCAAGTATGGTGGTGATCGTTGGGAAGTGCGCATTGATAAAGACACGACCGCAATGTTCGTAATTTTTAAAGACACGGATCTAATAGGTAAGGTAACAGTTGACCCATTAGCGATTCGTGCTTTCTTATAGCTGATAAAGGAGCTAGGTATGGCAAAAGAAAAAGAAGTTGAATCGCTCATCGAAGACGATGAGGACGAGCTAAAGGATGCGGAGTATGTAGCCGTTGACAATCCGCTTGACGAAGACGATGAGGAAGAGGAAAGTACCTTAAAATCATCCGAAGAAGAGAGCGACGCTAGTAGTGAAGACGACCGCGAAGCAATTCGTGAACGCCGTCGACTAGAGAAAAAAGAACGTAAAGAGCGCCGCGATAAGGCCATCGGCCGCGATAAGGTTGAGTTAAACTTCCTACGTAGCCGCAACGATGAGCTAGAGCGTCGTATTGGTGCTGTTGAGACACACACCCAACAAACAAACTTAAGTCAGATTGACCAACAAATACAGCAGGCCGTGTATGAGGTTGAGACGTCTGAGAAGATTATTGCTCGCGCGGTTGAGGCTGGTAATGGTGAAGACGTTGCACAGGCTATGCGTTACCGTGATCAAGCCATGCTTAAAGCGCAGCAGTTGACACAGTACAAGCAACAACAATCTCAGCAAGCTCAGGCGCCACGTCAGCCACAGGTTGATACTGAGGTTGTGCACTACGCTAAAGAGTTTATGGAAGAGAACAGTTGGTACGACCCTTCAGGCAAGGATGAAGACTCGGCCATTGTGCTTGCTATAGATAACAAGCTAGCGCAAGAAGGTTTTGACCCTCGATCCGAAGAGTACTGGGATGAGTTGCATGATCGCGTTAAGCGTCGTCTGCCAGAGAAGTTCAAGGCAGCACGCAAACCGACAGGTGGCCCTGCTGTAGGTTCTGGTCGTGAACACGCGCCAGTATCAACACGCA